GCACAACTGGTTAGGAAAATAAAATGCAAAAATTCCTCATGGCAGTTACTCTAGTATTGCTATGGTTGTTTTTATATGACTATGCGGATAGCAAAGAACTTCCAAAAGAAATGTCTATGAAAACAGATGTAGGTGAAGTTGTGCTTACTACAGAAGAATGTATCTTTATAAAGATGGGCTTAAAAAACTATCCTTATGCTGCATACGCTACTGAAAAAGGTAAAGCTAACCATGAAGGATGTTGGCGTAAAGATGATGTCAATGGTATGTCATCTGTCTTAATTTACTTTCCTGAAATAGACTCTACAGCAGTATATAATCCACAACTATTTAGCCCACGTTCAACACTATGACATTTATTACTGAAAATAATATAGCGAACTTGTATGACACACTTATACAATTTCCTGTGTTTGACGAATATAAACTCCCACCTGCAAGCAAAGTGGACTTCGTAGTAGTACATGACGATACTATCTGTGGACAATACGAACCACCAGAAGCAGGCGAACCACATATCATCACTATATCAACTGCAAAGTGTGGACATTTAGATACAGTTATCAAGACTATTTGTCATGAAATTATCCACATGATATGCTATCTTGAATCCCCTAAAACCGAGAAATATACAAGTCACAAAGGTTTATTCTTAAAACTACAAAAGAGAGTAGCTAACACACTTGGCTACGACCCTAAAGAACTATAAGGAGAATATCATAGATCCAATCACAATATTATCTGCTTTTGCACCAGTAGCTGTAGATTTAGGCAAATCACTTATAAATAAGTTTATTGCACCTGACCAATTTAAACCAGCTACTATAGAACAATATGTCAAGATGAAAGAAATTGACCTAGAATTCTTTAAAGTAATGAATGAAGCTGGTGGTGGTAACCCATCATACTTATGGGTAGAAGCTATTATCAGACTTATGCGACCAGCTATTGGCTTATTAGTTTTAACAACATGGGCTACTATGCACCTTAACGGTACAGCAACATCTGAAGTAGATAACTTTGCAAGTGCAGTTGGTTTCTATCTATTCGGTGAACGTTCACTATTACACATTAAAAAGAGTGCTAAATGATAATCTTACATTTTATGAATTTTATTGGGTTATCGTTTCTTAAATTAATTGTTGTTACATTATTATTTATTGCTATGGGATTCTCTCTAGCATTTATGATGGCAATGGAATCACTTACATACGCATTGGAATATATCAATTCATATGTTGATTGAAGTAAAGCGATTTGAGTTTAAAGATACACATACTATAGGCAAGATGTATATAGACGGTGTATATGAGTGTTATACATTAGAAGATGTAGTTAGAAATGGCACTAAAGTCATGGGCAAGACTGCTATACCTACTGGCGAATATAAAATCATTATAGACGCATCTGTACGATTTAAACAAGACATGCCACACATACTTAACGTACCTAACTTTACAGGTGTTCGTATTCATGCAGGTAATACATCTGCACATACTGACGGATGTATATTGCTAGGCACAACATGGTCAGGAAAAGACTTTATTGGAAACTCTAGAGTAGCTTATAAAAAGTTTTTTGACAAACTAAAGAAAGCTAAAACAGCTACCATTAAAATATGCTAGATTATTTTATCTGCGATATACTTTGTGCAATAGATCATTTTAAGTATATATTACTGTTTTTATTAGGATATCTAGTATATAATAGTGTATCTAATTAATAGAGACTACTATGAAAATTTTAATGATTGATATAGAAGTATCACCTAATACAGCTCATGTATGGGGTATCTACGACCAAAACATTTCAATTAATCAGCTATTAGAATCATCTTATACACTTTGCTATGCTGCTAAATGGTATGGTGAATCTAAAATCATGTTTGACTCAATTCAGAAGTCTGGCAAGAAAAAAATGTTAGAGTCAGTGCATAAACTATTAGACGAAGCTGATGCCGTAGTGCATTATAATGGATCTAGGTTTGATATACCTATCCTACAAAAAGAATTTTTATTGTCTGGTATGAGCCCTCCAGCACCTGTTAAACAGATAGATTTATTGCAAGTAGCAAGAAGACAGTTTAGATTTGTTTCTAACAAACTAGACTATGTATCACAAGCTTTAGGATTAGGAAGCAAGACTGAACATGAAGGTCATACTTTATGGGTCAAGTGTATGAATAATGATCGTAAGGCATGGAAGACTATGGAAGAATACAATAAGAACGATGTTATTCTTCTAGAGAAAGTGTACGACAAGTTTAAAGCATGGATTAAATCACATCCAAATCATAATGCGTATTCCGCAAATACTTGTTGTCCAAATTGCGGTTCACGCAAATTAAATAAACGTGGCACTCAAGTTAGTTTGTCTAGAGTTTATCAACGCTTTCAATGTCAAGGATGTGGCTCATGGTCTCGTGCAGTAAAATCAGAAAAAGTAGCAAAAGAAGCGGTTATCAGCATATAGGAAATATTATGAATTTAGAAAAGTTATGTGAGCACATTGTAGGAAAGCAAATAGTAGAAGCAGAAGCCTACTACGGTGAAGACTTACTTATTCTGGTATTGGATGACGGAAGCCACATAGAGATTAGTGGCGATGGTTTATCAGTATATTCAGAAATTCCAGATTTAGACGATTAAATTAAAGTTATGTAGATCTGTATTTTTAATCTCATATAGATCTGCTTTTGTTTCAAAAGTAGTGTTGTCACTTCTTGTTCTAACAGTTCCTTTTAGATAAAAATTAGCTTTTTGTAAAAATTCTTTTTTATCTATCCATCCACATATTGTTAAAGTCATATTAATACGATTTAAACTACAAAATATATATCTGTCTACTTTATACTTATCTTGCATACCTATTAAATTATTTACAAAATAAGGTTTAGGATCACAGTTTCTACCCATAGTTTTTACATCATAAGTTTTATTTTTATATGTAAAATCTATACCACCATCAAATCCATTAGCATCTTGTATTAATGGCAAACCAAGTAAGTCTTGAACAACTGATTGACCTACAATACCTCTTAATTGTTCAGAGGCATCACCATCAGCAATACCTCTTTTCCCAAAATTAGTTGTTTTTAATATGCTTCTACAATGGGATACAATTTCATCTTTTATTTTAATGCTAATCATCTACCATTTCAAGTCTTTGTAGCTGTGCAGTAACTTCTGGAGGATTAATAGCCTCTTCATCACGCATTACCTCTACCAACTTGTTTTTATACCATTCAGATTTAGCTAAATCTTCTTCTGGTCTACCCTTAAATGGATATCTTAAATCATATTTAAGTTTAGATCCTTTTAAATAACCAATAAACTCCTCTTTAGTCAAACGACTCGCTATAATATCTATCGCTTCCAACCCCCCTACCAAATAATGCTTCGGATGATTTACGTTGTCCATCTACTACCTCCTTTGTTAAAGATTTTTTAATACGATACGCTTCATTACCAATTCTTGCTACCATACTCTTGCTTAATGTAGGCTTAAGTTTAAGTAAGCCTTGTGCTGCTAATTCTTTTAGCTTTGTTCCATTCATCTTAAAATGTCTTCTAGCATCAGTATTAGTTCTGCATTGTGGTGAGTCTATAAACGCTTGTATTTCGTTTATTAACTCTTGATTATAAAGTCTTGGTGCTCCCATTATATCCCCACTAAAGATGATTTAATATATTTAAGTATTCCATAATTCCATCCTCGCATTGTACACTCTATTAGCGTATAGTCAAGTAATAATTCATCAATTCTACGTCTATTGTATGCAGAATGAAACTCTATTAAAAATATGCTTGGAAAATGAACTAGGTTTTCAAGTATCTCAATTTCCGCACCTTCTGTGTCAATCTTCATGATGTCGCATCTTGGTAAATGTTTAGCTGACATTACTTTTACCATTTCACCATCTGCTCTTTGCTCTTCACCTTGATATAAACTTGCTTCACCACAGTTATGAGTGCCATAATACATCATACGTTCACCATCATCTTTGCCTATGGCTATGTTCCTAACAGCTATATCAGTACCTTCTATGTTTTGCCTTAACAGATTATAGTTTTCTTTTATAGGCTCATAACAATCTATTTTTGCGTTATCAAAGTATTCATGTGCCCATACTGCAAAGCCACCAACGTTAGCACCAATATCTATAATAGATGGATTGCTAATTTTCCCAATAGCGTATTCACCTTGAAATATCTTACCTATATGGCTAATCATGTTATTAGGAATTATCATTTCAATATGTTCCAACAGATTTGTAGCTTATTCCAAAACGATAGTTTTTTTGAGTTTTCTACAACGTAATCTGATAACGCTTTTTGTATGCCTGCTTGTAGTATTATTTCTCTTCCTGCTTGATTCATGTCAAGCGTTAACTTGCAATCACCTACTTTTGTATCTTTAATACTAACTACTTTGATATATGGCTTGGTCATACTAATCTCCCACTATACTGATAAGTTCCTGTATGGACTAGCTGTGTCCATGCTGCACCATGTACTTTAATACCATTATCACGAGCAAGTTTACAGAAATGGTAATCTTCAGATAATAAATGATTGTTCTCATCTATACTTGTTGCAAAGTATTCTGTAATTTTATCGCCTAGATCAGAGTTATCATTAGTGTCATTCATGTTATGAATATATGACGGACATTTGTCTTTTAACTTCTCAAATACCTCACGCTTGATTAACATAAAGCCTGTGCCACCATGTTTAACTTCAAATGGTTTATCAGTAGGAACTAGATCAGTTTCATTAACTAGATTCACTACATACTCACCTGTAAAGTATTTCAGTTGATGTTCTGGAACTTTCTTGTCAATAGCAAATTTAACACCAGCCCAATTTATTTCTTTCTTTGGATATACACCACAGATAATATCTACATCAGCATCTAGCATTTTAAAGAAGTGCTCTGGCTCAAAGCTAATGTCTGCATCTATAAACATCATATGTGTTGCATCACCTTTTAGAAAATCATTTACAAGCGTATTACGACCACGAGTAATAAGACTTTCATTATAAAGAAATGAGAAATATGCGTCTATATCTTTAGATATAAGCCATGCCTGTAGTTTAAGCATAGATTCTAGATATGTGCCGTAACACAAACCTCCGTACATTGGTGTTGCTATAAATAAACTAGGCTTCATATTTTATCCCATGTAATTGTTCAATAATTCTTGCAAACTGTATCATTCTATCTATTGTCATTGGCTCATATCTGGTTGGAAAAACCTTGCTATAAGCATCAATTATTTGTTCTTGTGTAAGTGGGTTATAGTCCACCATGTGCCTCCGTTAATTTTTTACTGTCGTATTTCTTTATGTTAGTAACCTTAATAATCTTTTTAGTGTCTGGTATCAATGGCGTTATAGTGACATTGTGAAGTTTAGATTTCAGGTCTTTAAACCATGAAAGTTCTGTAGGTTCTGCAGTCATAAGACCAGACCATACAAGTTTACCTGTGCTATCAAATTCTTCTACAAGCCATGCTAACGGTTTCATCAATAAAATACCATCCTTCCTATGTGAGTAATTTTGCTATAACCAAACCACGAATGTTTCGGTATAATCGAGTCATCATGGAAGTATAAAGCATTTGCAACTGGGTTAGCATATTTATTAAATACAACTGCATCAAGCACCAGTAGTTTCGTTTCAAGATACGTCTTTTTATCAACCTTCTTATGGCTTTCGTCTGTAACGCCAATAAATTGCCCAGAAGCATAAACAACAGAGCATACATCAGAACCCCAGCGACCAGATTTGACACGATTACGAATAACATTAATGACACCTAATTTCTCCTCTAATGATCTATTATTAACTTCATGATATACAGCTGTAGCATAACAAGCTATATCTGCTTCTAAAGTATTAATCTCCATTTGGTTGATAGAATCCATGTACTAAAGGGAGTATCTGTGCTGCACCAAGTTTCTGAATAATCATTTCTCTGATATTATATTTACTCATGCCAGCTAATTCACAACATAAATCATAAACATCATTATCATCAAATAACCATTGTATAGCATCAATCCTGTCTCGTAAAGCTATTTTATTTTTAGACTTTAAACTTGTTACAGATCTACTTGTAGCATTTTGTCTTACTTTTTTAGGTTCATAAAGTGCGTCATTAATAGTCTGGTATAGCATAGCCAATAATAGCTTGGCTTCTGGAAGCTCTGACAGTTGGCTTTTGTCATCATAATCCACTATATCGTCATCATAATCCATAATGTCTCCGTATTTTCATTAGGGTAAAATAAATGTTTATTACTTGCTATTACACAGATTATTGGTCACAATATCTATACAAGCTAATTCGCTTGGATTTTAATAAGGACATAATCATGTGGACAAAACCAGCTGTTACTGAAATGCGTTTTGGCTTTGAAGTTACAATGTATGTAATGAATAAGTAATGCTTTAGAGAGGGTGTTCCTAGAAAGGAACATCCTCATCTACCTCTTGTTTTTTAGGTTTAATATCACCGTCTTTTAACTGAATAGTTCCGCTAATAAACTTACCGTTTTTACCCTCACGAATCCAACCAGCAAGTCTAAACTCAACTCCTTCAGAATTTAAAATTCCAGTGTAGTTTGGTTTTTTAGGGTTGTCACCTTGATCGTTCTTAAACAATGTAAAGGTGTTTGTATTATCGTACTTTTGTTCTGCCATGCTTTTCTCCTTAAGTTATCTAACTGCGTTTTTACGTCTAGTATAATGCTTCTTTACTACTGAACCTCTAAATGCGTCTGGATTAGCTTCTAGTATTTCATCTATTGCTGCATGAAGCTTTTCCATGTAAGGTGCTTGACCATCTTCACCTAAATCCCAAAACTTTCTAGGCGTTAAACCACTACTAGCCATCATAAGTTTTAGTCTTTGTTCCTCTGTTAGTCTCATTCAATCTCCTTAAGTTTGTTGATTACATCATTCAC